GGAAAAACTACAGCAAAAGCTAAAAAGATATAAGGGACAAGGCAGATAATTATGAGATCATATTTACAATTACCAATGATTAGTGAGCTTTCAGCAAAAACTTTAAAAAAGAGCTGGAAAAAACGTGATCAATTGGTTAAAAACTTAAAAGATCCTAAATTTAGAAAAAAAGCAAAACTAAAAGACTATAAATCAAGCATATAATGGCAAAACGAGGACTATACGCAAACATCCATGCTAAGCGAAAGCGAATCAAAGCAGGATCAAACGAAAAAATGCGAAAAAAAGGGGCCAAAGGTGCACCAACTGCTAAACAATTTAAACAAGCAGCTAAAACTGCTAAGAAAAGATAATGGCAAAGACAGCAGCATGGCAGCGTAAAGAAGGCAAGAACCCAAAGGGGGGTTTGAACGCTAAAGGTCGTGCTAGTTATAAGAGACAAACTGGGGGAACATTAAAAGCTCCTAGTAAAAAAGTAGGAAACAAACGTAGAGCATCGTTTTGTGCTAGAATGAAAGGTATGAAACGTAAACTAACTTCTGCTAAAACTGCAAATGATCCTAATAGCAGAATAAATAAATCATTAAGAGCATGGAACTGCTAATGAGAGATACTAAACTTATTAATGCTTATGTAGTACAACAAGCACGAGAAAAAAAAAGACAAGAATTATTCAAAATATTGAAAAAAGAAGTAGAAACTGGAGCTAATGGCACACAGAACTACATTATTAAAAAAGGCATAAACAAAGATAAACTAGCAAAGAAATAATATGGATAAAAAATTAGAAAAATTAGCTGACGAAATGATTAGATTGACTCCAGAAGAAGGACAGCAACTATCATTAATTATTAAAGCTAAGATTATGCCAGAGATGGCTAAACAGCAACAGCAACAAGGATTACTACAGCAGCAGAATCCTCAAGCTCAACAACAAATGGCTAATATGGGTAAGAGACCAGGAGGTCAAGTACCTATGCCTAATGCACAACAAGCTGCTCAACAAGGATTATTAAGGAGATAAACTATGCCAATGGTTGGAAAGAAAAAATACCCATATACAAAAGCTGGTAAAAAGAAAGCTAAGATGGCTGCTAAAAAATCAGGTAAGAAAGTCAAAAGAGGTTACTAATGATTAAAGGTGGAGATATAGGCTTTACTAAAACACCAAAAAAGAAACCTTCTGTATTTAAGAAGGCTGCTAAGACTATAGTAAAAAAAGGAATTAAGTTTGCAGTAAGTCCATTAAGTCTTGGATTAACTGCAGGTACTATTTTATATAAAGGTGCTAAAAACCAAAAAGGTATTAATTTTGTTAAGAACAGACAGTTCGACAAAAGAGGTAGAAAGATAATTTAATGGTTGAAGATAACAAATTACCGAATCAAGAGGAAAAAACATCAGATAACCATGGTGGTAAAAGACCAGGTTCTGGTAGACCTTTAGGTGCTAAGACTAAGAAAAATTGGAAATCTATGCAGGAGATGGCTGAGAAATATCAACATTCTCCTTTGGATTATCTATTAGCTGTGTTAAACAATCCTATGAGCTCACCTGAACGTAAAATGTATGCAGCCGAAAAAGCAGCTCCATTTGTTCACCCAAGGTTAGCGTCAACAACATCTAAAATAGGAACAGATGAACCAATCGCAATCAAAGTCTCTTGGCAAAAAGACGACTAATAAAAAAGTCGCTAAAGTAGAAATACCTTATAAGCCAAGACCTTATCAGTTAGACGTACATAACTCACTTAAAAGATTTAGTGTTCTAGTATGTCACAGACGATTTGGAAAATCAGTATTAGCTATTAACGAATTAATTAAAACAGCAGCAGACAAACCAAGATCTTTGTGTGCATTCATAGCTCCGACTTACCGACAAGGTAAATCCATCGCTTGGGAATATTTAAAATTCTACACAGAACCTTTAATGAAATTTGGTGGTAGTAGAAATGAAACAGAATTAAGAATAGATTTATTTAATCAATCACGTATTCAAATTTTTGGAGCAGACAATCCAGATAGTATTCGTGGTATGGGTTTTGATAAAGTTGTTATGGACGAATACGCAATTATGTCCCCTAGAGTGTGGACCGAAATTGTAAGACCAGCAGTATCTGATAAACTAGGATCAGTTTTATTTATTGGAACTCCAATGGGACACAATCAGTTTTGGGAAGTATTTGACTTTGCACAACGTGGTCATAAAGATTGGTATGGAAAACTATACAGAGCATCTGAAACACAAGTAATACCAGATGAAGAATTAGAACAAGCCAAAGCTATTATGAGTCCTGAACAGTATGAACAGGAATTTGAATGTTCATTTACTGCAGCAGTATCAGGAAGTTATTATGGAAGATTAATAACTAAAGCAGATAAAGAAAATAGAATTGGTGAAGTACCTTATGATGAATCAGTAGGTGTAGAAACTTGGTGGGACTTAGGTATTGGAGATTCAACTGCAATATGGTTTGCACAAAGAGTTGGAACTGAAATTCATTTAATAGATTATTACGAAACTTCAGGTGAATCATTAGCACACTATGCTGATATACTAACTGAAAAAGACTATGCATATAGTCGACATATAGCACCTCACGATATTATGGCGAGAGAGCTTGGAACAGGTAAATCAAGGTTAGAAGTTTCTCAAGAATTAGGTATTGACTTTGAAGTAGCACCTAAGTTAGAAGTAGATCATGGAATTGAATCTGTAAGAAATACATTAGCAAATTGTTATTTTGACAGAGTAAAATGTAAAACAGGATTAGATGCTTTAAGACAGTATAGAAAACAATGGGACGATAAGAATCAAGTATTTAAAAACAAACCACTTCATGACTGGTGTTCACACGCAAGTGATGCATTTAGATATGGATGTGTACACGACCCAATTGATACATCAGACTGGGATAAACCAATTAATATAGATACAAAATACGTAGTATGAAAAATAAAGAAAAATCACAAAAAGAAATATTATCAGTAGTAAGTAGAGAGATACATAACGCATCAGGTTATATTGGTGGAGAACTTGTAGCTAGAAGAAAAAAATCATTAGAATATTATTTAGGAGAACCTCTTGGTAACGAACAAGAAGGTAGATCTCAAGTTGTTTCTAATGATGTTTTAGATACAGTAGAAAGTTTAATGCCATCATTAATGAGAATTTTTACATCAGGTGATAATGTATTTAATTGTGAAGGACAAGGGCCAGAAGATGAAGAAATGGCTAGACAATGTTCTGACTATTTAAACTATATATTCTATAAACAGAATGATGGTTTCTTAGCGTTATATACAGCATTCAAAGATGCATTGATTCAAAAGAATGGAATACTAAAAGTATATTGGGATGATGCACAAAAAATTGAAAGAGAAGAATATTCTAGATTAACAGATGATGAGTTTAATGATTTGGTTTCTATGGATCAAATTAAAGTTAAAAATCATACTGAATATGAAGAAAAAATAACTGATGCATCTGGTAAAGAAATAGATACAGTTAAACTACATGATGTAGTTATAAATAGAATAGAAACTCATGGTAAGGTTAGAATAGAACCAGTACCACCAGAAGAATTTTTAATTGAACGTAGATGCAAATCTATTGATACTGCTAATTTTGTTTGTCACAGAGTGAACAAAACAAGAACAGAATTAATAGAGATGGGTTATGATAAAGATTTAGTAGCATCATTACCACAAGGTGATGGTGATTATTATACAGAAGATAAATTTACTAGACATCAAAATGTAGACTTTTCTCATGGAGAAACAGATGGAGATAAAAGTACACAGGATGTTTTAATTCACGAATGCTATGTAAGAATGGATGTAGATGGTGATGGTAAAGCAGAGTTATTAAAAATCACTGTTGCAGGTGATGGTAAGAAATTTCTTGATATGGAAGAAATAGATACAATGCCTTTTATATCTATGACTCCAGTTATTATGCCACACAGATTCTATGGAAGAAGTGTAGCTGAATTAGTAGAAGATATACAATTAATAAAA